GAAATGGAAATGTTTTAGATTCTGTCAATTCAAATGCTCACGTAGGAAATATAATATATTCTCAAGGAGTTGTAATAATTACGGACCAAAATTATATTAACGCTTTAATACCGTAATATGCCAATAGCCTACTCTCCATATACAATGTCTTTTCAAGCACAGACAACTATCTACCAAAACGAAGTTAGATGTCATGTGAACGAAAATGATTTTAATTACACACAGAATCCCAGTGCTACAATATCAGGCTCTAACGGACAACTTATAGACGCTATAACAGGATCAGATTTTAGACCTTACGCAACAACTGTGGGACTTTACAACGATCAAAACGATTTACTTGTTGTAGGAAAACTTTCTACTCCTTATCCAATTCCATCAAATACTGACATTACCTTTGTTATCAAGTGGGATAGCTAGATATTTATACTAAAGGTTTCAATGAATTGGTTGTACGAAAATAAAGAAATGAAGCAGCTATCCGATTTTCCAGAGAACTGCGTAGGTTTTGTGTATCTTATCAAGAATATAGATAACGGTAAGATCTACGTAGGTAAAAAGATCCTACACAACACTCTAACTAAAGCGCTGACTAAGAAACAAATTGCAGAGTGGTCAAAGCCTGGTAAAGTTCCAAAGAAAAAGAAAGAAGTAAAAGAAAGCAATTGGGAATCCTATTACGGAAGTTCTAAGACTTTGCTTGAAGATCTCATCGATAAAGAGAAATTTGAAAGACAAATACTTAGACCCTGTTTCACCAAGAAAGAGATGAGTTACTACGAAGTTTATTATCAAATGAAGTACGATGTGCTACACGTACCGTCTTACAATGAAAATATTCAGGGTAAATGGTTCCGTAAGGATACAGGCCAGATACCAGAACAGTCCCAAGATTCACCTGAGACTGCTGGATAGATCAAAATAAATGATCTATTAGTACATTAATTCCCTTTGCACAATCCTGTCAAGGAAGTCAGGATGATTACTAAGATTAAATTTAGAATCAAATATCCAAGTATAAGGGATGTTTTTTGTCGGTCTTTTTTCTCCATGTGATATAGCTATGTGTTTCCAAAAGAAACATGTTTTATCTTCTACGTTTAAGTACTTCTGACTGGTCATCGGGTTAGAGGCATGATTCACCAAAGTGTCCATCTGATGTAACCAAAGTTCAGCTTGTTTGTTTTCAGGAACGAATGCGCCGTTCTCGTCTATTTTGTATTTTACTTTTCCATTTAGATTCTGTCCACCGAATACTTGATGAAGACCATCAAAGTGACCAGTTCCACCGAATAGAACCGTTTCAGGATCTACCAAATGTGGATAAGCCATAGCGATGTAACGAGCTGTGTTCTTGCAAGGATAAAGAGGACTCCTAAAATTTTGGTGCTGTTTAAAGTAAGCCTCCAAAAGTTTAGCGAATTCCATCATAGTATATCTTCTTCTTCCTCTAACTTCTACGTCATCAAGCAAAGCGCGAAGGTCAGAAGCTGCTCTGAGTGGACCATCAAGAATCCACTGTTTAACGTTAGTTCCTTTAGGATAGTAGATTTGAAAAAGATCGTTTCTTGCGTGTCTGTTTTCGATGAAGTGTTCTTTTGTTGCACTGATACCTTCGTTTAAAAGTTTAGTGAATGTACCCCAGTGTTCGTTAGTAAAACTGAAAACTAGGGTTAGAAACATGCGTTCGTGATTGTCCGTAACCTTCTGCATAAAATCGCAGAAAGGATGCTCGTGCCAGTGAAGTCGATGAGAAAAGATTTGATACTCGTCTTTGAGTAAGGGATCCTGACGATCGTCGAATACCCTACAGAACTCAAAGAACTTTTCTATTCTTTGTTCCTGTGTCCAATCTTTCATCCAAGAATCTTTGGGTTTTTTACCCTTAAATTCTACTTCGCACGTATTATTGTAAACTATTTGACTCATAATGCGTAAAGTGCTTTTACTTTTTCTTTGTATTGATCTTCTGAAAGTCCTACTGATTTTAGGATTTTATCGTCTGATGGATGCTCTTTAATTCCATTAAAGGAAGGAATAAGGTTAAGATCTAGCATTGCCTTCTGTCTACCGTACGGATGATCTTTGATAGAAGAACTGTTCCACACGTGATCAAAATCCAAGTGATCGTAATCGGATCCAGGTTTTACGTAATTCTCAACCCATCTAATGAAGTCACAGGCAACGTCCTCCATATTATAAGGAACTCCTCCTGTGTCTTCGTAAACTTTTTGCATAACAGAATCTAAGAAAGTTTCTTCGTCCATCCTCATAGATTTGGTAGCTAGATAACTGATACACTCTTTAGCATTTGTGCCGTAATAGAACACACTCTCTTTGTTTACAAACTCAGGAAACCAATCAGCTATATCTGCAATGAATGCTGCGTACTGAAACTTAAATGCTCTCAGTCCACGATCTTTGTTCCACTTAAACATAAAATCTCCAACCTCTCTTAGATCTTTTTTAGGACCCTTTTCTAGAAAGTTAGCAACATCTTCTGCCAACTGAGGAACGAATTCGCAAAGGAAATAATCTCCGCCTCTTTTGTATTTACCCTCAGGTTTTGGAAAACTAGGAAACTGGTAACCAACTGAAGTGTAAAACGGTCTCCATGCGCCTTTGATAATTTCCACCATCTGAGGAATGTTATCTGCTTCGTGCATCTGAAACAGTAAAGTGTTGTGGTAACCTGAAGGCTTTGTTGCGTAATTGATAGCGGATCCTGTTAGCCTATGAAACAAGAACAAGTATATCCACTCTTTAAAACCAAATACATCTCTTTTACCTGTCCAGTTTTTGGCGATTGTTTCTCTCTGCTTAAAGCAAAGTCCTTGCTCCATTTTTTTCCAATAAGGGTGATCTTCTGACCAACCGTAGAATGCGTCGTTAACGATCTGAGAGAATCCTGCGAACTTCCTTTCAACTACATCGTATAACTCAACGTGACACATTAGATCGTCAGGAATTCCACACGTAGCGTGCTTCTCTACTCCTAAGTTACAGAGTTCTTGTTGTCTTTTTGCTAATCGATAGTAGTGAAGGAATTCTTCGTAGTACTTAGTGGGTTGAACCCATTTAGATGAAACTTTTGTCATTGTTCGAAACTATAGTTTTGTTTTTGCTGTCCTTTATAAATATCTTGAGCTGATAAATTCTTTGCTTTGATCCTATCAAAAACTGCTTTTACTTGAACTTCGTAAAGCTCTTGTTTAGTAGTCAAAGGATCGTATTCGTTTACCCACTCTTTCTTAGCGTGACCGAATCCAAGGATCTTGATGTGTTTGAAACCGTACTGCTTAGAAGCAATCTCTTTAGTCTTTTCTATCGCCTCGTTCTGAGTTCTAGCCATTACACAACACACGTAATCTTTACACTTATTCCAATTGTTTATAAAGAATCTATCGTCCTCGTAGTGCAAATAGTACACAGTCATGGGTTCGTACTCTTTAGAATCTCGTAATTGATTCTCTACTTCTTGTTTTGCCCACTCAACGTACCAATTAAGGACGTGATCCTCTACAGGAATTCCGTATTGATACAACTGAAACACTTTCCAAGAATCGATGGCGTATTTTCCAACACCGTACATGTGTTCGATCTCAAATACTGGAGGCTTGTCTGTGTGATACTTTGTTGTGATTTCTATCCACTGTTCTGAGAATTTTTTCCACTGCTTTGCGCGCTTGTTGTAGAATCCTAGTGGTTTTATTATTGTAGATATCTCTATGTCTTTTGCTAAGACAAGATCTTGCGCAGTGGGAAACTTATCGAAAAATTCCTGTCTAACTTGGTCTACTTGTTTGTGACTGGTCTGATTGAGCATGAAACAAACCATGAGCATTTTCCATGGATCGTCTCGATACTCTTCTTGCCTTGTTTCATAAGGAGAAGTTTGGAGTCTGTACATAACTTTTATTTGAAGTAAAAATAATGAAAAAAGGTCAGAAAGAAAAAAATATCTTTCTAGTAAAGCTTATCGTAAACTTTATCTGATATAGAACTCTGTTTAGAGAATGCATCGTTTTCCCAAGGTCTAGAGTCGTATGAAGTGTTGTTTATATCGTATAATTCTCCTTTCCAATAAGTGTTTCCGTTAGAATCGTCGTACACAAAATCTCCACTCAAGTATTGCTGAATGTGTACTACTTCGTGAGATATAACATCTATCGCTTCTTTGTGATCTACATCGCTTATGAATATATAGAACTGACCGTTAAAATACCTAACGTGAGCCTTAAGTTCTCCTTCGAATTGAGATTTTGCAGATTGAGATAACTCTTGAATGTTTACCTGTACACCAGAAATTCCAGCCACGTCTAACGCTACACTAGCTACTGTATCGTAACCCGTATTTGAAATACCGCTAAGAACAAAGTTATTAGTCGATAACTCTACCTGATTGTAAGGATGATTAGTATTTGCTTCTGCTTTACTCAAAAATAAAAAAGATAGTAGAGTAATTACAGAGACAATAAGTAGAGCTAAGAGAGCTTCTTTGAATTTCATATTCAGTTTATTATAATTATCCACAAATTGTGCCTCAAGCGGGAATCGAACCCGCACTCGCTTTTTCGGCGAACAGGATTTTAAGTCCTGCGTGTCTACCAGTTCCACCA